GGGAGAGACCTCTTTGAAGCTTGGAGAGCTGTTTTGCTTACCAATGTTGTCCGAGTTGGAGCGAAACCCGTCCTGTTATGTTGGCAAGATGTTCGCACGTTATGGATTCGCGGTCTTCTCGTACCTCCTGGAGAGGTTAACTCTGATCCGTGGATTTCCGGTAGTGCATATATTTCTCCTCCGCGTATTGAGTTGCACATGGAGAAAGAGAAAGGTAAGACAATGGAGAAAGAAAAGGAGAAATCTGAGAAAGAACCCAAAGCTTCCAAGGCTCTCGCTTCTACAACCATGGCTGCAGATGAGGCCCCGAAAGAGAAGGAGAAGCTTGGGGTTGCCATCACTGCCCCGTGCGCCAAACCATTTAAGATGGGAACTGTCAACTCACTTGTCAAAGAGTGGATTTTGGTTAAAGATGTCGGCACAGCCAATTCCGTTCAGAAGATTCCTTACAATTTTATTCTGGCTCCTCCTAGTCAGTCAGGAATTTCGAGCGGAGTTGTTTCATACATCGCCAACATGTATCGGGCCTATTCGGGGTCAATGCGCTTAATGGTTCAGCATTTTTGGGGTTCTCGTCCGTGCGTGCGCTACTCCCCTTATGATATCGATCCAACGCCCAGTGCAATGAATATGACCAATCCTGCAATTGAGTTGACGAACCTTGGTCCGAGGGGTATTGGCTATTCGAATGCATATCATTATCAGGTTCAAATCTCTTTGGTTACCATTTACAACATGCTTCGGGTCCCCAGAATTTTGTCTGATTTCGAAGACGCTGCGTGCAATCCTGGATATTTTTACGTCGTTTGTGACACGCCGTGTAGGATTTTCATGATGCCGGGAGATGATTTCAGATTTCAAGGGTTTCAGTTTGGGATTCCTATGTCCATCTGTTCTGCCACTGAGGCTCTTTTTGAACATGCGGGGAACAGTGTTGATGTTGAGTTGCCAGAGGTGATTAACTTCTTGTTTTCCGACGAGAGAAAGATCATTCCATTCACCCAAGTTGATCTTGTCAAACTCTACGAGGACAATGCCCTTGAGCCTATAACCGATGGGTTTCAAGTGCCCACCCCCGCACTGGCAGCAACGCCTGCTGGTTTGGCGATTTTACGTTCTCTTGGTTATAGTATCCCGTTGGACTCAGAGATTGTTTACCTACCTGTTGCGGACTCTTTCACAGTTGATTTGACATATGGCTCCACTTCCGGAACGTGGTCGATTACTACCGAGGAAGGTACTCCAACTTCCCTGTTTGATTTTGTTGCTAACTCTTCCGACATCCGGATTATTAATG